AGCGATGAAGCCGATTGCATCGGCGGGAAGGGCGGGGCGGGTGGCGGGCTTGAACATACGCATGACTTAGGCCCATTGGCCCTATCTGTCAAGGGGTATTTTTATGTCTGAACCCGTCCCATCCACCCTAGAAGAGCGCCTGGCCTTCTATGAGCGCTTCGCCCGCAACCTTGCGGAGCGCGTGCCTGACCCGGTAGAAGCGCTGGAGCGCGAGGCGCATTTTGAGACATGGAAGCGGAAAGGCGCCAAGAAATGAGCCTAACCCAAAGCGCCCTATGGCTTGCCCAGGAAATGCGCTTGCCGGTCTTTGCCTGCGGGCCTGACAAGCGCCCGGTGACGCAACACGGGTTCCAAGACGCCACGCATGACGCGGTGGAAATCCAGCGCCAGTTTGCCAGCCCAGGCGCGGCCATGATCGGCGTCCCCACAGGCGATACGTCCGGGTTCTTTGCGCTTGACCTTGACGTGAAGAACGGCGGCGGCGGGCTGGAATGGCTTGCGGCAAACCAGCACCGGCTACCGGACACGCGCCGGCACAAGACACGATCCGGTGGCGTTCACCTGCTTTTCGCCATGCCGCAAGGCCGCATCATCCGCAACAGCGCGGGCCGGATCGCGGCTGGCGTGGACGTGCGCGGCAACGGCGGGTATATTATCGCGCCCCCAAGTCCTGGCTATCTGGTGGATGAGGCTATGGCGCCCGCGCCCGCCCCGGCATGGTTGCTAGATCTGATAGACCCGCCCAAGGCGCCAGAAGCCCCGCGCCCGGCACCCGCGCCCCGCCAATCCGGCGATGGCACGCGCTACGGACTGACCGCCCTAGACAATGAATGCCAGGCGATCCTAAGCGCCCCGGACGGCGCCAAGCATGACACCCTAAACCGGGCGGCGTTTAGCATCGGCGGTCTAGTCGCAGCCGGTGAATTGATTGAGGGACCGGCCTTTGCTGCGCTGGCATCGGCGCTGGCCGGCATCCGGCACCGCTGCGAGGATTACCCAGCAGCGCAGAAAACCCTTGCCGGCGCATTCCGGGCAGGCATGGCAAAGCCCCGCGAAGCGCCGCCGCGCTTGGTGCGCCGCATTGTGGAGGAATACCGCGAGACGCGCCCGGAGCCGCCGCCCAGAGACGCGCCGCCGGACCATTGGAGCGCAGAACCGGAGCCGGACATAGGCCTAGAGCCTGAGAAGGTAGCGCCGGACATTAAGCCCACCGGCTTGCCGCTGATCTATTTCCAAGACGTGAAGCCTGCCCTGAAATCTGAGGATTTCATTGAGGGTTTGCTGATCAAGGCCGCCATGTCAGTCACCTATGGGCCATCAAACTGCGGCAAGACGTTCTTCATGGCGGACCTGGCGCTGCACGTTGCCTTGGGCCTGGAATGGCGCGGGCGCGAGGTTGAACAGGCCGGCGTGATTTATTGCGCCATGGAAGGCGCGCACGGCATCGCCAACCGCGTGGCAGCCTTTGCCCTGACGTGCGGTCTAACCGGGCAGGAAATCCCTTTCGCCATTATCCCGGTTTCCCTAAACCTACTTGACCCCAATGCTGACACGTCCCGGCTGATTGACGCCATAGCCGAGGCCGCCGCCCGCATGGCCATCCCAGTCGGGCTTGTGGTCATGGATACCCTGAGCCGGGCCATGGCCGGCGGCAACGAAAACTCCCCGGAGGATATGGGCGCCCTGGTGGCCAATTCCGACCGTATCCGGCAGGCGACCGGCGCGCATGTGGCCTGGATACACCATTCAGGCAAAGACCAAGCCCAAGGCGCCCGAGGCCATAGCCTGCTGCGCGCCGCAACCGATACCGAGATCGAGATCAGCCGCGCCGATAACGACAGCCCATCCATCGCCCGGGTGACCAAGCAGCGCGAGCTGGAGATCGACGGCGTGTTTGGCTTCACGCTCAAGCGCGTGGAATTGGGCCTAAACCATCGCGGCAAGCCGGTCACGTCATGCGTGGTGGAGGCGACCGATGACCGCCCCGCCAAGCCGCGCATCAGCCTGACCAATGGCGAGGCCATGGCGCTGCGCATCCTGCATGACGTGATGGCCACACAGCCCGTCCCGGTGCCTTACCAGGCCGCCCAAGCGGGCGTGACCGTCGCCACAAGCAAACACGCATGGCGTGAGACGTTCTTCGCGCGTTCAACCGCCGATAGCCATGAGGCGAAGAAGAAAGCATTCAACCGGGCAGCCGATGGGCTTGCCCAAAAGAGCCAAATAGGGGTGCATCATGACACGGTCTGGGCAGTCTGAAATGGTAATCGCGCGCAATCAACTATCACTATTTGCCCCCAAAAGTGACCGGGACATGCCGGGACAAATCGGGACAAATCGGGACAATTTGACCGGCGGCGAGGGACACATACCGGGACATTCTGGAACCCCCCCCCTAAAGGGGGGGGTCCATTGTCCCGGTGTCACGGGGCGGGACATGTCCCGGTCCCGTCCTGGCTTGGCTGAACGAATTACAAACCGAAACGAAAGCAAAGAGGGGAATTTCGACCCCGCCCGGAACTTTCCGACCAAGGCCAGCCTGGATGCAGGATGGGCGGAATACAACGGGCGATGGGAAGCATGGGAGGCGGCAGGCAAAGTCGGGGAAGAACCGCACCCGCCGGCGGGAATGCTATCGGCCATCGCCGACCGGCTGATCCCGCGCCGGGCACCCCAGCACGGCAAGCGGTGGCGCTGATGGACATGACCCCTGCCCAAGTGGCGCGCGCCCATGCTGACGATGCGCTTGCTGAGGACTGCCTGCGCCGCGCCAGGGAGGCCCAGGACGGCTTGCAGCACCCGAACCTAGACCAACCTAGCCGGGAATACCTGGAAGGGCTTGTAGCGCGGTTTAAAGCCCTTGCGGCGCGGTTGAAAGGAAGCTAGACATGAATGGAGCTATCGCCATGACGAAGCCGAAACCCGCGCGCGCGCGGCGCTCACCGCATGAGGCCGATCTAGGCCCTGCCCAGCGCATCCGGAACGGCGCGCTTGAGATCGGCTACAGGGCCGATCCTGACCAGCCCAGCCGCACCGTGCAAGGCGCCCGCGTCCGGGTGTGGTATCACGCTGAATGGAGCGAGGGCCGCCTGACCGATGCCCAGCATGAGGCGGCGGACCGATACAGTCTTTGGAGCGAGGAGGCGGCGCTGCTGTCCGAGGGCAAGCCTGCCATGCGCGGCGGGCCAGGCGGTGGGGCGTTTAACGGGCCATCGGATAGGCTGGTGTGGTTGCTGGCGCAGCTACGCGCGGCGGATGAGGCGCTGGACCTGCACCGTGATCCGGTCAAGCTGGCGATATGCTGGAACCTGACGCCTGATTATCCTGACGCGGTGCGGGTGGGGTTGCGACGCTTGGCTGATTTTTGGGGGATGTGAAAAAAAACGCATGGCGCGCATTTTTTCGCTTGACAGTGCGGGCCAATGGTCCTATGTTCCCGTTATCAGCAAGGGCAATCAAGCCAGGCTGAAACGGAAGATAGACAGATGAGCAAGACATTTCGCAATACTAGTTACACCAAGCGCAACTACGATTGCACAAATGTGGTCGCATGTATTTCTGACGCCGCACCTGGCCCGAATTGGATTGAATGCGGCGAGGAAGTGTTGGCTGGATTGACAAAGCTGCATCGTCAGGGCGGCACAGTTTTTTACGGGTATTTGTAACCCATGACCCCTGACCAATTCCGCGCCGCCCTTGCCGATCTGGGTTTATCCCAGGTCGGTTTTGCGCGCCTTGCCATGGTGGACGCCCGCACCGTCCGCCGCTGGTGCGACGGGACGCGGGCCGTGCCTGGCCCGGTGGTGGCGTTGCTGGGGATGATGGTGGAGGCAAAAGCGCAATGACAACCATGGAATGGCAACCGATTGAGACCGCGCCGAAGAATGGGGTTATTCTTGCTTGGGATGAAAATGAAACCTGGGAGATCGCTTATTATCATCGCGGGAAATGGCGCTACGGTCCGAAAGGCTATTCGTTTAACCCCACCCATTGGATGCCCTTGCCCGATCCGCCAAAAAACCCCTTGACAAGCAAGCCTAGGGCTTGTAGCGAGGGAATATAACTCACAATTGCGCCCGGAGCCCAAAAGGCTACCGGGCTTTCCCACAGGCAAGACATGGCGCGCAGCTCCGCAACTCGCAAAGGCAACGGCGCGGGCCACGGTGGCGCAGCGAGCGGCGCAGGCTACGGGCCAGGCGCAGGCCCGGCCAAGGCTTTCACCAGCGAGCAACAGCCGCCGGGCGAGGCTAAGTCCGCCGGCAAAGAAGTGGCAGCCGAGATCAAGGCGCAGATCGCAGCGCGCAAGGAAGAGATACTCGCCGCGCAATTCACGCGCGCCCTGGACCCGTTGCACCCGCAAGGCCACGCGGCGGCTAAGGATTTGCTGGACCGGATCGCGCCGCCTGAGAGCAAGACGGACGTAACCACGAATGGCGAGCGGCTAGGCTATGTCATCATGGCGCCGGCAGAGGCAGAGGACGCCGAAGCATGGGCGAAACAGCACCAGCCCCAAGCGTAGTTTGGCGCCCCCAGGCAGGCCCGCAAACGGCGCTGCTGACCTGCCCGGTTTTTGAGGTTTTCTTTGGCGGGGCGCGCGGCGGCGGCAAGACTGACGGGATGCTTGGCGAATGGGCCGTTCATGCTGACCGATACGGCAAGCAGGCGATAGGCCTGATGGTCCGCCGCACGCGGACGGAATTGCAGGAGACATTCGAACGGGCGCGGGCGTTGTTCACGCCATTGGGCGCGCAATTCACCAGCGTCCCCATGCGGTGCGTGATGCCAGGCGGGGCCAGACTGACCTTCGCCTACCTTGAGCGCGACGCGGACGCCGAGAGCTACCAGGGCCACAGCTATACGCGGGTCTATGTTGAGGAAGCGGGCAATTTCCCAAGCCCAGCGCCGATCTTGAAGCTGTTTGCCACGTTGCGGTCCGGTTCTGGCGTCCCGTGCCGCATACGCCTGACGGGCAATCCCGGTGGGCCTGGGCATCAATGGGTGCGGGCGCGCTACATTGACCCGGAGCCGATGGGCTG